TGGGTGACACCATTCATCGCAGCGCGGGCAGTTGTCACCGCCTTCGGTGAGCACGTCACGGCTTGGCCATTTCCAGCGATGTCCGCATTTGGAGCAGTGAAAGTGCCGCCACCCGCTCCGACTATTGCGCCTTTCGCTGACGCGCCTGATAGGATTGGAGTTGCTCATTGCTCCATCTCATATCGTCATCATTTTGTCGGTGGCGTCGAGCTTCGTCGGCGCGTCTTGCAGTTCCCATAGCCATTTTAGTTGCGTCGGGTGCGTGTCCACTCGTGGGCGGGAGGCTCTTGTCCACTTGCCGCCACCGCGTTCGCCCACGAGCCGGAAGCCAGCGCCTCTTAGGCTTCCGCCACCTTCTTCGGGCAGCGTGTAAGTTATTAGCCGCCTGTATCCCATTGCTCTTGCGGCCCGCCACGCGGCGCGGTAGAGCATCGAGCATCCATTCGCCACACCATCCGTGCAGCATCTGTTAACCTCCAGCGTCCATCCGTTGTCTGCCATCCGGCTTACTGGTCTGCCCACGATTGCTACGCCTCGCACTTTCCCGGAGTCGTCCGCAAGGGCGATGCTGTATTTGTGACCGGTTACGGGGTCGTGATGTCGGTGGTGTTCAGTCACGTAGGCATTTGCTTCTTCAAGGCTTGTGGGAACAATCCGCAGCCGAACACGTGCGCTCATGGCTGTTCGCTCAGCTTTGTCGTTATCAGAGCCGAGAAGAAGGATGCGCCCCTCGGCGGATCGTCGGCCTCGATCCATGTTTATGCAGCCGCGAAAAATGGGAGCGGAGCAGTGAGTGGGCTTGTTGCATCGTCTCCGCGTTCTTGATGATTTTTTACCCTGGAAGCCCTCCGCCGGGCTTGCTCGGCGGGGCAAGCAGATGGGCCAATTGCGCGATCAGGATGTTACAGGCATGAACGCTGCCCTGCCCATGCGCAAGCCGGCCGTAGTCGCCGGCCATTTCCTGACGGCTGCCGGAGTTAATCCACATCTCCCGGCTCCGCTCAAGCCAGGCCACCACCGCGCTGAAGCGGGGATCGTGACCGAGCATTTCCAGATCGCTCTCCGCCTGCTCCCTGGAGAGCTTCAGTGCCAACTGCCTGTGCTGTTCGTAGGTCATACCGCTGTGGTCAGGTGAATCCGCCGGCGGTAGGCGCCTCGGCCCAGTGGGTAGAAATCCCATCTCTCCCGTTGGTGTTCTTCCGCCCTCAAGGGAGACACCCCGGCGTGGGAATAATTCGTCTCCTTTCGCTGAATCAATTCGTCAATGTCTTTAGCCAGTCGCCACTCGTCGATCTGCTCAGGCGTTAATCGGATGATGTTCGTGTTCGCGCTCACGCGCCGAGCCTCCCGATGATGGCGTTCTCGCGCTGCTGCATCTGGAACTGAAGTTGTTTGACCCGCTTCTCCGTCACTTCCCTCACCCGGTCGTCCCGTTGATATGCCTCTTGCGCCTTCGGATTGGTGGCGAAGATGTTTTCCAGCACCTTGAGGCGCAGATCGTAGGCTTGGCCTTCGGGTTTCACGTCCACGTCCACGCCCGCCATGAGCTTGGCGAAAACCGTCTGCTCGTCCTCGATCTCGGCTTGGCTGGCGTCCAGCGCGGGGCGGAGGATGCGCTCGCCAATGTCGGGATCGATCAGCTCGAAGATCACGTCGAGGGCCTGATTGCGGTCCACGCGCCCGGTGGTGTCCATCATCAACGCCTTCTCGATGAGGCCCAGCTTGGCCGTCACCACTTCGTTGTCCAGGTCCGCCACGTTGAAGCCCACGCTCACGTCGAAGGAGCCTTGAATCTCCTCCTTGGTCGCCTTGAGCGGCTTGGGCTGGCTGCTACCAACGACTCGGAAGTAAATCTCCTCCGGGAGAAATTGCTGGCAGAGCTTGAAGATGTGCGTGTCCACGCGCGCCAGCCCGTTCATCCAGTTGTTGCTGAGATCCTGGCGCATGATCTGGGCTTGCACCGCGTTTTGCTCGTCCACCGGCCGGCCAAAGTATTCGTCGGCGAAACGGCGGACGCTTTCCTCGACTTCCTGCGAGCCAGGATCGTATTTCGGTATGTCCAGGAAGCCGTAATCCTCGCGGTTGATGGTGGGGATCTGGACGCCCGGCCCCCACTTGTCCGGCGCCAGGCCACTAGGGTAGTAGCTGGGCGGCAGCGTGGCCAGGCTGGCGCGGTCCACGCGCGCATCCCATTGCGTCTTAATCTGCTGCTGCCAGGTGAAGGCCACTTCGCCATAACCCCGCGCGTCATCGAGTAATCGCGAGCGGGATTCGCGCTCGATATGGATGAAGGGCAACTCACCGTGGTCGTAGTCGAGCAGACCGTGATAGGCTTTGCCGGTGGTGACGCGCGGGTTGAAGCATGTGTAGTAGATCCCCGGCACCCCATCGGCGTCGTGGAGCCGGCGGTAGGCGTGGACGACTTCAAACAGATGCTTGGTCGTCAAGAGGCCGCTGCTGGTCACCGTGGTCGAACGCAGGGCGCCGCGGTTGTATTGCGCCTCGATGTCCAGGGTGACGTTACCGCGCTGGGTCCGCAGCATCTCCTTGATCCACTTGCCGTCCCAGCCGTGCGAGTGCTCCCGTTCTACTAATTGCGACTCGCTTAGCAGTTCCCTGCGATAGACGCCGCGCGTGGTTTGCATGTCCGTGGTGTCCGGCGGAATGAAAACCTCCTCATTCGGACGCAGGGCCACGACGCATGGGCGGTTCTTGAAGACTTGCGGGCGCGGCAGCCTGGTCGAGCCGGTTTCGCGCAGCTCGCGCAAGGCGGCGCGCAGCCGGGCGGGGCGCACCGTCGGGAAAGCCACCTTCAGGGCATCGACTGCCTGCGCCTCCAGCGTCGGGTCCTGGATGAGCATGGGCAGGCGGACGATCAATTCCTCCTCCGGCCCCAATTCCTGGCCCTGCTGCGCCGCCGCCTGCAATTCCAGCGCGATGGCCGACAGATCCTCCAGGTCCAATTCCTGATAGGCCAGTTGCACCTGACGTTCCCAGAACACGCCGAACACGCACGCGCCATTCTCCAGAAGGTAATTTGCGCCCAGGCGCCGCTCGCGGGGCAGCTCGATCATCTGCGTCTGCTTGATCCAGCGCAGCAGATTGGTGGCGCGATGGGCGAAGGCGGCGTCATTGGACTCCGTGCCATTGACCAGCACGCGCATCCGATCCGCCACCACCATGAGGAAGGCCACGTCTTCGTTGATGTATTTGTCCACCAGCCCGACCCGCGCATCGGACGCGCCGGGCCACGGGAATGGCTTCTGGCCAAGGGCCGCGCTCCACTTCTTGCCGTCGCGGGACTGGTGGGGCCAGACGCAATAACGGGCCTCGTAGTTGAGGCGTTGCCGGTTGAAAATGCTCCGATCCCGCCGCTCGATGGCGTCTAAAAATTGCTCACGCAATTCGGGCAGGTTGGGTTCGGCCAGGGCCAGTTCCTTTTGCACGCGCTTCATGGTGGACACGCCCATAGCACGAGCCTGTTCCCCGTGGAACAGGCTCGCGCCACAAACGAGCGCAAGCAGGCACAAGAAGACGCAAGTAGCCGGCTTCATGTTCGCTCCCACGGTTCGAGGTAGTCCAGGCCGAGCAGTTCAAAGACGGCGCGCTCGGATTTCACGGGAATGATTTCCCCCTTCGCATCGGTGAAGCCGGCTCCGCAGGGGTTCCATTTCCAGCCGCGCGCCTGCGCGGCGCTGGCGATGCGCGCGCGGCGATGGCGGGCGCGGGCGCGGGTTTTCATCTCTCGTCTTGGTCTGTGAGCCAATCAAAGTTTTTGGCCAATAGCAGTTCCGTCTTGGTGAGATTCTGGCGGGTCAGCATTTTGACGGCGCGAAAGCTGAAGCCGTATTCTGCGGCGAGCGCGCGAATCTCCGACGAGTCATTGTAGGTGAGCAGAACACGGTTCTTGAGCCGCTCGGCGACTTGGAACAAGCGCCGGTGGTCAATTGTGCCGCAAGCATAAAGGCGGCGTCCCACGTTTGGGTACGGCGGATCTATGAAGGTCGCAGATGATTGTTTGTTCAACTCATCCGCCTGTTTTTCCAGCCACTCCAATCCGTCGCCTGAAATGAACGAGATACGGTCCTTGAGCTTGTTGATGCTCCGAATGCGTGCCGCCAACGTGTCGGGATACCAGCGCGATTTCAGACCGTTGTCGTCCTCGCCACGTTTCAAAAGTCCCGCTCCTGGCGCAAGGATACCTCCGTGGTTCATACGATTACGAAGCAGAGTCAGCCACGCACGTCGCCGCGTGGACCGCGGTCGTCGGCCCAACTGTTCCAACACAGTTTTTCGCTGTACTTTGAAGGACTTTAATTGCTGACACAGCCACTCCGCCTGACCATTCAAGGCGGCGTCCCAAACTGCTGCGACCTCCTCATCCAATTCAATCATCGTCGCACGCTTCGCAAGCCCTTCAGAAACGGACATCAGGGTCACACTGCCGCCGCCGGCGAATGCCTCAACCAAATGGTCCACGCCGCCCGCGAGCCACTGCTGAATAAATGGGCGAAGCCAACTCTTGCCTCCAGGATATCGAAACGGCGACAGCAATCGCTTTTGCTTGGGCGCGGCATCCGCGAAGCCAGGCGCAACCCCGGCGCGCTCAAATTCAGCGAAGGCATAATCCTTGTTGGCCGGGTAACGGCTGTAATCCATTGGCATAGCTGTTAGCGTTGTACCAAGGCCCGGATCTTGTTGCGCAAGGGGACGTTCAGGCCGGCCAACCACTCCACCGCCTCGACGTGCGGACGCAAGACGGATGGGGCCGAATTCGTGTCCCAGGCGCGCAGAGAAGCGCACAGAGCTTTGAGATAGAGTTCGGTCAGCATTCTGCCCCGGTGATTCTCCAGCCAACGAAAGAGCAGATGCACCGCCCCGCCCTTGCTCGCCGTGTGCTGGAGCAGTTCTTCCGCGAAGGCCAGCGCCTTAACAGGTCTTGCCGTGTGGTAGTAAGCCAGCGGGCCGACGTTGCGCGGTTGAAACCGCTTGGCCGGGCCGGCGGCGATGATCTTCTCGATGTTGCCTCGCAAGCTGCATCCATCCAGGATTTCCAATACCGTGCTGATGGTCAGTACGGGGTTGCCGGTTCCGCTCCACGCCGTCCGGGCAATGAAGCGTGCCGTGCTCGCCCACGCGGGCGCGTGGGCCATGCCGCGCAGGTGCAGCATCTCGCCAACGGATCGTGCCCGGCCGGTGTCAATCACATCGATCATCCCAACTTCAACCCCCTTCTCCTCCACCGGCCAGCCCCGGGATACCGTCATTCTAACCGACAGCCCCGCCCGCCGAATGGCTTCGAGTCGATGCTGGCCGTCCAACAGGTTGTCGGCAACATCAAACACGATGGGCTGCGGCGTCAGCCGCCAAAAGCCTCGCTTGATTTCGTTGGTGTACTTGTTCACGACGGCTTTGCAGATCGGCCGTTGTCGATGTTTGCGGCTGCTCAGCCGGCGGTAGTGTTCGTCCATGATCTCCCCCGCTTGCCGGGGCGTGATCATTTCGATGGTCGTTGTCATTTTGTGTCCTTTCCGCCACGAGTTCATCTCATGGCAAATCCACCCAGGCGCGCAGCGTCGCGCTTGTAATACTTGCGGTAACTCTTCGCCCTTCCGGGCGCGACCGGGCCGCGATGCCAGTCAAGCACGCCGGCAATAATCATCTCGGCGATCTTGTGCCGGGTCAGTCCGGTGACGCTCACGAATTGCTGCAACGAAAGCAGCCCCGGCAGCTTGTCGAATTGTTCTTGGGTCATGGGGCCGGTGGCAGGAAGTTTCTACCCATCAGTATGTCCCCCCACCAGTGGTTTGCAGCGCCGCTGCGTCCAGGTGGCGCAGCCTGGCCAGCGCCATGTAGCGGGCCAAATCCACGAAATCCTTGCAGGCGCCCATCTCGCCACCGTTGCCGGTGTAGTTCTGCATCGCCCAGATGAACTGCCGACACTCGTCGCTGACGTGGAGGCGTGGCTCGTTGAGCAGGGGCACCAGGGGTTCCTCGTTGTTAAAGAACAGCAGGTCGTTGATGGCGGTGATCCCTTCCTCGATGTCCACGCCGCTGGCCAGCCGGAAGCGCATGGGCGCCGCCGCGATCTCGTCGCTGGCGGGCTTCTTGTGGGGCCGGGCCAGCTCGTCCACGATGCAGGTTCCACCCTTCTCGGCAGCGTGCTGGTTCTTGCCGGCACGCGGGTCGATGTAGCGGTCCTGGATGGTTTCCTGGAGCGTGGCCGTCCAGGTCAACGGCGTGTTCACCGGCTCGCCGGTCTGCGTATGAATGTTTGCCGTGACAATGAATCCCTCCTCGCGCGCCCGCTCCTCGACGAGACGGCGCCGATAGGGATCGCGCTCGATGATTTGACCGCCCGCGACGCGCGCCTCGAAGGTCTCTTGCCGGAGGAAGAGCTGCTTGTATTGGACGATTCCGTAGCCCAGGGCGCGTTGGGCGGGGCCGGGATCTCCATCCCAGCCCCGCCGGGTGTCCGCCGTGATCTCCCGCTCCGTGGGAACCGCCCATTCTCCATACTGCTGCTCCGGCGGCCAATCGCGATACACGTAATACCTGGGCGGGTTGCCCGGCGCCACACGCACCCAGATGGTGGCCCAATTCCGCCCGCCGGCAGGATCGGTGAACATGTAGTTGGTGCCCGTCGCCGGCAGGTGCTCCGGCTTGATGACGTTCCACGCCCCGAAGTATGGAAACCGCCGCTCCGCCACATCGCGCGAGAAGCCATAGGCGCGCCGCTCGATGTATTCGCTGGGCTTGCCTCGGCACAGTGCGCGGATGTTTTCGTAGTGGTTGCCGAACGGGTTGAGGATGGAGTGGAAGTAGATCGCTCGGGCCTTCTCGAAGAACGGCTCGACCACGTAGGGCATGTGCCCGACGGGCAGCCCGGTGACGTTCACCCGATCCGGCAGCAGCTCGGCAAAGCGGCTTTCCACCACCCGCCCGGTCGATCCCATCAACTCCTTGATCGTCGGCGTGATGCCGTTAACCGGCGTGTAGGTCCAGATCAACTTGGCCGACCGCGACACCAGGCGCAGCTTGAGCATATTCAGCCAGGGCAGTGTCATGTTTTCGTCCGCCCAGCAGCCAATGCGCGCCAGCGTGTTCCTGGCCCCCAACTCCAGACCCTCGAAGTCTCCGGGCCTCTGCCCGTAGGTCAGAAAGTAGATTTCGGACTTGTTTGGGAGCACGAGCTTGCCGTCGGTGAACCCGTTGGCCTGCGAGTACTTCACCTTATGGACCGGATGCGCCCGCCCGTTGAGCGCCTGAAGCTCCGGCGGCAGGTAGCGCCAGACGTATTTCTGTTGGAGCGCCACACTGGCCTTCTCGTTTTCGTGCAGGCAGAAGATCACGCTCTCCGGGTGGTTCACGGCGTCGGCCACCGTGCGTTTGGCCGCGTATTCAGATTTGCCAGCTCGATTACCACCAAAGATCATCAAAATGAGTATCTGCATCGCCAACAGATGGTCCGCGTCCTTCCAGTGGTCCGGTTCCGTGCCGTAGGCGAAGGGATTTTCCTCGCTCAAGCGGATCAAGGTCTCTCGCTTGGCGTAGTATTCGGCCAGGCGGGCGTCGCCATCCGGTTGGCTCAACCAGTAACGCAGCGTTTCGGGCGGCGGCACAGGCAGCAACGGATGCGGCGTCCAGACGAGGCTCGAAGGGGTGCCGGCCTTGCGGCCAGCCTCCTCGCCGGACGCCGTGCCCTGAAGTGGGCAATCCGTTGCCACGCCAACGCTCATGGTTTCTTGCTAGGCATAAGTTCCTTGATGCGGATCGATGGCGGTGCCTGCCTTGATCTCGGACGCCAGCACGCTGTTCAGTTGATCCATCAGGACATGGAGCTTGAGCAGATCGAATTGGAAGAGCAGCCTGGCGTCCTCGATCTTGTAGCGCAGGCGCGCCTGAATCGGGTAACGTGCCGGCTCGTCAAGCACCGGGATTACCAGAGTGAACTGGCTCGGCACTTCCAGCACGCCCCGTTTCGCCTCAATGTCCTCCACGTAGGAGAACTGGACCGTCCCGTTCTTGAGGTTCACGGCGCTTCGGAAATCGCATGTCTTCCTGGCATTCAACTCGCAGGCGATTTCGAGCAGGCTGGCGCCGTCCGGGGTGGTGATGTCCTCCGTGTTCTCTTCGATGATCTCCGCAAACCGTTCTTGCGAGAGCCATTTGCGCGCATTGCCCAGCCAGAACTGGAATTGCCGGCTGGACTTGGGAACGTAGTTTACCCGGTGTTCGCACCAGCCTGGACAATCAACGGAGTGGAAGTCGATAATGGCCGTGAACTGCCGCAAGCCAGAAGACACGGTGGACCAGAAGATGACTGTGCCGGGTTGCGCCATCGTCTTCACGTAGCGGGTGAAGCTCGTCAGGTCGTTGAATTGAATCGTCCCCTTCACGCGCTGAGGGCGCGGGAGCAATCGTTCCAGGTTTTCGATTGTATAGCCGGAGGGCACCACCACATAAGGCAGGCTGTCGCCTTCCATCATTACCCCTGTGGTGCGAGACGCGGCCAGCGCCGCGCCGGTGTCGAGGAGAATTTGTGTGTTTTGCGTGTTTTCAGTCATGGTTGTTGTAGGGTTTCATTTGTCGTTGTGCGGCAAATTGGGTTAAGCGGTTTTCGTTTCGACCGTCGGCAGGGCCGGCGACACTGCGCGGAGCTGGAATTCGCGCTGGCGCGGGTCCGTGCGTTGCAGTGTATTTTCCTCGGTCGCGAAGAAGATGCTGCTGCCTCGCGCCGGCTTCGGGGTGACGCATTTCAGATCGTCTTCGAGTTGCACCGTCACCACGTCGCCCGCGCTGGCGGGTTTGATAGTGAGCTTGTAGGTAAGGCTGCCGGCCCTGCCTGTTTCCCGCACGGCCTGCACCAGCCGGGCCAGTTCTTCAGACAACTCGGCCAGGGATCGACCGTGGCGCATCTCGCGGAGGGTTTGTTCGTAGGTGTTCATTTAGTCCTTTGGTTTGGTTGTTTTCCGTCCTTTGGTTTGGCTTTCAGCTCCTCGGTCGTCGGCAGGGCTTCCGGCACTGGAATGTAACGCCGCGGGTAACTGCCCGGCGTGCGGGTGGGACTCCACGGGCTGCTTTCCACGAATTGCCGCGCGTTGGTCAGGTAGTAGAGGTATTTGCTGCCCACATCCCCGTCGCCGTTGCGCTGGCCGAGCAAATGCAACTCGCCATCGTGCCAGCCCTTGACCACGGACAGCTCTTTCTTCGTGTTGGCGATGTCAGCCTGCCGATCCGCCTCCAACCCGGCTTCCGCCAGCGGCGGCATATCCTCCAGGGCCTTCAGATCCCGCTCCAGTTGCGTCCATTTCATCGCCTTTTTCGCGTTGCGCTGCACGACGCAGACGTTGTGCGCGATGTCGGCCGTCTCTTTCGGCCCGGCGATGTCCTGTTTGCCCGGCGGCTTGGTTTCATCGTCCTTTTTCCGCGAGTGCGCCACCAGATGGACATGGACTTGATGGCGTTTGGCGAAGTTGGAGAGCGCGTTGACGAAGAGTTCGACCTGCTGATACTCGGTCTCCGAGCGCCCGACGCACATCATCAGGCTGTCCACCACGAATTGCTCGCAGCCGTAGCGTTGACGGGCATAGACGAAGCACTCGACGAGCTTGCGCCAGTCCGCCCGCCCGACACCGGTGCCCGTTTCCGGCAGGAAGACCAGAACTCGCTCGGCCAACCACGAAAAACGCTCCCGGAACCGCGCCTCACCAATCCTTTCGCGATCCACGTCCGGGATTCCCTGGCCTTCCTCCCAGCTCCAAGGCATCCGCCCGCCGTTGGCCTGGCACCAGTAGGTTTCCAAGGTCTTATCCGGCTCGACTTCCATCGAGGCCACACAGATACGCTGGCCTTCATTGGCTAAATGCACCATCAGATGGCTCAGGAGCACGGTTTTGCCGTGCTTGCTGAACCCCGTCCAGACGGTCATCTCGCCCGGACGGATTTTCCACGGCAGCATCCACGGCAAGTCCAAGCCCGGCTCGACACCACCGGGAGGAAACAGGCGCCGAAACACTTTGTCTTCAAATTCCGACGCCCAAACCAGGTTCGCCGGGTCCAGCGTGGCCGCCTGGTCGAAGGCTTGCGCAATCTCCTCGCGCGGCACGCCCGCGCACAGGCAATCGTTGGCGTCCTTCAGACCGCGCGGCGTGGTCACGATGTAACACCGCTCTAGTCCGATGCGCTGCGCAATGTCGCGCGCGGCCTTTTGGCCAGGTTCATCGGCATCGAGCCAGAGGTAAATCCGCTCGAAGTTGGCCAACCATTCGTAATCGGCCTCGATCCACTGGTCGTTGGCGCTCTTGCCGTCCGCTCCGGCGGCTTTTGCTCCCCGGGGAACGCTGACACCGTGCCAACCATAGGTCGCCACGCTCATGGCGTCGATTTCGCCCTCGGTGATGACGAGCACTCCCTTGGGGTAAAGCCCGGCCGCACCAAACGGCAGGGCCGCGCGCTTGCCAAACAGCGAGTCAGTGACGCCGGCGGGCTGGGTCCAGATTTCCTTCTTGCCCCCGTCGCGCGCGAGCTTGAGAAACTTGACCATGTAGGCGCTCTCCGCCAGTCGGGTGTCGCCTTCCTCGCCCTCGACGGCGAAGAACGGAAAGGCCACGGCGCCACCGTCCGCGCTCTCCGCCACTAGGTAGGCCACCACGATGCCCAGGTCGAGCTTCCGCTCCTCCATCAAGTAGGCCGCCACCGCGCCGCCAGGCTTGAGCACCCGGAGCTTGCCGCGGTCCACGTTGGCCGATGGCTTGGGCGCTTGCTCGCGGTAGAATCGCTTGCCGTAGTCGTCGCTGATGCCCAGGAAGCCGCGCGCTTCTTTGCACGCACGAGCGTAATCACCACCCAACACCTCGGCCCACAAGCCCAGCAGGGTGCGGCTCTTGGCGCCGGTCGCGAAGTCCTGCCAATGTCCTTTCTTGGCCCCGCCCAGGTGAACCTTCAACGAGTCGCCAGCCTCGCCCCCCAGTCCGCCGACACAAAACTCGGCGCGAACCCGCCGGCCATTCGGGAAAAGGTGCTTGAGGACGACTTCGATTTGATCGCACAGCCGCTGGTTGAGTTCGTGGGCGTTCATTGGGCGGCGGCGGTTTTCTGTTTTTCCACCAAATCTTCACGCTCGCGCTGAAGCCTACGGGCGCGGATCGCTTCGTGGGGCGGCGGCGGATCGCCGATGGCCTTCAGCTCGGCTTCGATGTGGCGGAGTCGCGCGTTGACGGCGGACGTGTTGACCGCTGGCTGCCACTGGGCCGGCAAGGGCTGGTTTCTCGCACCGAAGTACTGCATGAACTTGGCCGGATCGAACAAAGTCATCGGCCGAAGATACTTCGCCATTCTCGCGTCCCCCGCCCACAAGGCGCACTGCCGGTCGATGGTCTGGAGCACCGCCGCCAGGTCGCCGCGCGCAAAGTGAAGGCACAGCGCGACGTTGTAAATGTCACCAGGGTTGCTCCGAAAGTCGCTGCCGATTTTCTCATTCAAATGAACCAATACCTTCTCAGCAGAGACAAAATCCAACTCGGAATTCTGCGCCAGAGACGAAGAGAGGTCAGAGGCAGAGAGGTCAGAGATCAGAGGCAGAGTACAGTGGGATTGAGCAAGTGCTTGAGCATTTGCTTGAGTAAGTCCTTGAGCATTTGCTTGAGCAACTGCTTGAGCAAATTGCCGTGCGGTCTTCCTGCCGCCGGAGGCGCCAGACTTGGCCCGTAGGTCGCGGCGCTGCTTCATGTCCACCAGCCACGGACAGAACAACACGCCGTCCGGTGTCTGCGCAAAGACCCCTTCGGACAGAAGCTCGGCGCGCAGGACCGCGTATTGGCGGGGATTGCAATTGGCCATCCGCGCGAGCTTGGTGTCAGGGATAGGACGGCCTTCACTCAGCGCCAAGTAGCCGTAGGGTTCGCCGTAGCTGTGGGCGTGGCACAGTAGATTGATGGCAACCCCGGTCGCGCCAGGCGAACAGGAGCGGGTCAGCGCCAGCCAAGTGTCAGGCCAAAATTTCATCCAGAGCAGCCGCGTGTTTTTGTTGGCGTCCATTCATCAGTATTTGCCGGGGAAGCGAGGACAGTGCCCCACCAGCTCGTAGAGATCCCCGCCCACATGCCGGGCGCGCACTTCCATGCCCGGCCTGAAGTTGTCCTTGGTCTTGACCCTTACGCGCACCAGTCGCGGCGCACCGGAGGCGACGAAGCCATCCTGCGCGAGCAGAATGTGAGGGTTGAGCGTGCGCATTGGATACACCTTGAACGTCACCACGGGCGGCACCGGCGGCCTTGGATGCCCCAGCCAGGGCAAATCCTCCTCCCGCAATCCAGCCACGGCCAGCGCCGTTTTTTTGACGGCGCTGGCCGTGTAATGAACCTGCCGCTTGATCCGCTCCCAATCCTTACCCTCGACCAACTCCAATCCTCGCCACTTCACCAATTGCGCCACCGGACACCCGAAGCGCGCGGCGAGATCCGCCTCCAGCCACTCGAAACCCTTTTGGGTTTCAAAATTTTTGAGCGTGTCCATCTGTGTCCTGAAAGCGTTTTCGTGTCAGATTTTCCGAGCCTCAACCCATCAAGACGCCGGGTCCGCCGTTTGAAACCGCTCCCCCCCCCCCACTTTCGAGCCAGGGGTCGGGCTGGCTTGCCGCGCGGCGGGCGCCGTTGGCGACGATGGTGGCGACGATGGCGGAATTACAACATCGGGCACAGCAGGCAGGGGCATCAGCCCTTTTTGTGGACGAGTCGGCCCAAGTGCGCCTGATTCAGAATCAGGTGCCAATTCCACGTCGATCACCGGCGCTTGAAGCGCGGCGAACATCGCCCGCAGCTTCCACTGGTCCAGTTCCAGTTCATGGCGCACCGTGATTGGCTGCTGATGACCCTCCCAAGCGAGGCTTTTGTCGATGAGTATGCCGGTCGCAACCGGTATTTGCCCGGCGGTAATTTCTCCATTGGCTAAACCATCCTCGAACCGTTCGAGCGCCAAGCGGACGAGCCGTCGCAGCTTGCGGCCAGTGTCTTGTTTCTCTGTGGCTACCAAGGCCGCGTCGCGCTCCCGGATCACCTGCACGACATGGTGACTGACGCCGAAAGCGCGGCAAATCTGTCGGACTCCCAGACCTTCACCGAGAGCTTGGACAATCGCTTGGTAGCGCGACTGATTGCGCGCCACGACGGCGCCGGTGAATCGACGCTGCTGCTCCTCCTCCGGCAATAAAAGCTCGCGGCCGACAGGCAACTGCGATTCATCAAACAGGGGTGGCTGCTCCAGGGTCATCGGCAAACTTCGTCCGGCAGCGGCAAAATCTTCTCCTTCGACGCCGGCGCCATACGCGTCCTGTCCTCGTAGGCAATGAGGGATTCCAGGCTGATGGTCACGTCGTTCGACCCGTGCTTGAACGCCTCGAACGATCCATCCGCGATGCGCAAAAAAACCCAGCGGCGCGAATGCCCCAGCCGCTTGGCGACATCAGCGACCCGCAGATGCGTGCGCGGCGTCATTCGGCAGCCAAAGCGGCGGCAGCCGCGAGAAGTTTCCACTCGTATCCACCGGGGTTCGCTAGCACCTCGGCCTGTCGGTCATGTGGTAGTCTCATCAGCAACCGGTTCCATTCCTCCCAGAATCGGGTTGTGAAGAAGTCCGTGAAGTCCATTGTTCGTCCTTTTGGTTTTGCTCCTCCTGGTCCAAGAGGAGATAAAATGCCTCGCGACCGAGGTCCGACATTGAGAGTCGGTGCCCCTTCCTCCTGAACCGCCGCACTAGAAGTTCCTGAAGCTGACTACGCAGCTCAGGTGACACACACACATTGATATTCGAGGTCCGCTTCTCGACGATCACATCCTGCGATTGCACACCGCGCTTCATGCTCGAAGCCCGATCACCGATCAACCGATCATCACTGAAAGAACATTTCAGCATCGAAAGCTTGACATTCGGAGCGTTGCTCACATCTGCACTCATAGCACCGGCCATGCCGAATGCCTTGCACGGCCAGGCAAGGCACTGCAAATGCCCCTACGCGCGCCGCGCAAGTAGCGTTTTCGGAGGCGGAGGCGGTTCAGCAATTTGCGGCTTGACTTGCAAGGCAGTGCCTTGCCATGCAAAGGACAGCATGAAACCTACAAACCTCCTGCTCGATCTCGAAGACAGCGGCGATCTTCGCCACTACGTCGCCGGGCGTGAAGTTCACTGCGGAGACTTCCTGGAAATGCAACTCGGTGGCGAGCGCGGCCCGTGGGTCATGGTCCGCTACGAAGCCAACTTCGACCGCGCGAAGAAACAGATCCAAGTCTGTCTATACGCCGTCGGCGCCAGGCTTTACCCTGACGCCGACGCGATCTTCCGCTGGCCCGAGCACTAACCCTGCTGCCCCACGACCAAAGGCAGCACGATTGACACGTCCTTGACGCTCTTCAGGCCGACGTAATGAGCCTGCGTCGTCCGCTGGTCACTGTGCCCGGCGACCGCCTGCGCGGTATCGAGACCGTAGGTATCGCGGACCAAGCCCAGCGCCAATGCCCGCATCTCGTGAAGCGTGTGGTTAGTCGTCCAGCCCTGGAGCCGCATCCAGTTGTTCAAACGCTTGAACACGTTCTGCGCCCGCAGCCGGCAGTGCGGTCCACCCCGCCCAAGGCGCGGCGACGGCAACACGAACTGCTCCTCCTCCAGATCCAACCCGACACACCGCTGGACTTTGTAATCCTGCAACTCCTGAATCACCCGAGGATCGACCGGGACCGTGCGCGCCGCGCCGCTCTTGGTTTCGTGAGCCGGCAGCAGCAGGTAATGACGCCCCGCGTGCTCGACGATCCATGACCACTTGGCCCTGGCGATCTCTCCGCGCCGCAAGCTGCACATCCCGAGCAGCAGCGCAACATACGCCGGCCGATCCTCCAGCCGGAGCTTCTGCGCCGCCTCAAAGGTGCGGGCGAGCAACTTGTCATCCGGCGCCTGCCGGACGAGCTTGGCCGCACGCTCAACCTGTCGCGTCATGAAGCCCGACACATCCGCCAGCTTGATGCCCTTCTCAGCGTAGCGAGGTACCGCCGTTGCTTTGAAAATCGAACGCGCGTGCCGGAGATAAGACTCGACCGAACGCTTGTTCGCCTCCAAGTCGCGGCCTTGCGCCACGGCCTGGCGAGCCATCCAATCCTCGAAGTCGGCGACGAGCTTCCCCGTCAGGACCGAGGACGGCAGCATGTTAACCGCCTCATCCGTCATCCCGTCGTTGCCCAGCCCGCGCCGCACGACGAGCCTGAAACCGTTGAGATTGTTGCGCACTGTGAGCGGCGATGTCCGGCCAACGCACAGTTCCTGGTAGCAAGCGAGCACTGAGCCGATCCTGGCGCAGTCATCGCGCAGCTTGTTCTCTTGCAACGCCGCCCAGTTGCCGGCCTTGGCCGGCTTGATGAACTGCGCGATGGCGCGCTGCTCGGCGGCGGCGGCGATGTTGGTGTCCAGGGAGCGCACGATCCGCTTGCCAGCGTGCACGCACTGAATCCACCAGGCTCCGTCTCGCGAATGATTACGCTTAATCAGCGTGTAACGGTGTCCTTCAAACTTGAAGCGGTAGGTCCAGGTGTTTGCGTCGAGACCGAGTTTATGCGGAGTCATATCGAGTTCGCGGCGATGAATTGTTTCTTGGCCAACTTCCACGACAGCCCATTTTTGCGAGCCGCCCGCTTGGCGGTGGCTTCCTTCTGGCCGTGCCACAGGGCGGCCATTCGGTATACGTCCGAGAGCGCACAGACGTATTGTGTGCGCTTGCCTTTGAGTCGCAGCCCGATGAGGGCCTCACTCCGACTGCCCGCCGGGGCGAGCGTTACGATTACGTTGCGCTTGCCGTAGGTCTTGCTCGTCTCGCGTTTCACTGGCTTTGTGAGTTTTGTCATAATATTTGGGGGTGGGGTTGACGAGTTACAACAACCTCCCCCCTGTTGTAAGTATTGTTGTAACTTTGCACGGTTAAAGCCATACATCGCCTTGCCTTGCAATGCAATCGGAAAATCAGGTGTGCTATACGATTGTTGCCAAATATAAGGGGATTAACCGCTTGAATGTTGTAGAAAACTGGCGGAAGGGGTGGGATTTGAACCCACGGTACGGTTACCCGCACGCCTGATTTCGAGTCAGGCATACATTCACGAAACCAAGCCAAAAGCGGATCAAAATCATACATGCTGTAACTTTTGTGGTAACTATTGGCGAATCAAACTTGCGGGCGGCGGGCGACGGCGTTAGGCTGGCGCCATGAATTCCCCACGGCCTCGGCGCGGCGAAAGCACCCGCCAGTTCCTCCGGCGCATCAACCAGTATCCGCCTTGGCTGAATCGGTTCACGGCTACCGCCGCGTGCGGCGCGTTCGCGGCGGTAGCCGGATGGGTCGCGCTCCAGGACTGGCAATTCGTTTTGGGGTGCGGCGGAGCGGGCGCTTGCCTCCTCTGGTGGTATCATCTCAAAACGCGCCGTCTTCTCTACCTAGCCGTTGCCCTCAGCACGGCGGGCTGTGTCAAACAATCTGCGCCCGTCCAGAGCCAGGTGGAAAGCGATGTCGAACTGGATCGTATTGGCCGGTATCAGCTCGTGGATCGCAAAGACGGCCCCATCCTGTTGGACAGCGCGACGGGCAAGATGTGGATCTTTCGCCCCAGCGCAGAGGATGTGCGGGGCGGCTTCTGGATTGTAATGCCGGATGTCGTCGCCAGTGCTCGCGCTCGCTCCACCAACACCGCACCGTTGGCCGCGCGGTGAACGCGCGCTTACTTCGCGTAAGCGCGGCTTTGGAATTCCAGTTGGCGCCGGAAGAAATTCGCGGTGGTCTTGGCTTTCGCCTGTTCAGCCAGCCAGATTTGCTCCTCCAGCTTGCGATAGGTCGTGTTGTGCCAGATGGTCAACACCTCGTAGCGCGCTGTTTGCTGCGGCGTCCGTCGCGTCACGTCGATGTTTTTCAGCGCGCTCCACTCCAGGGCCAGTGATCGGGCGTTGTCCGGCAGGTCCAACCGATGCCGGGCACGGGCCTGTTCCTCATCCGTCTCCTTCGCCTGCTGCTGCTCACGGTACCCGTAGTCGCTCGACTTTAACAGGCTCTTGAGACCCGGCACGGCGCTTAAGGTCAGTTCCGTCGTCGTCTGCGCGCTGGGATTCCACGACACGAAATTGCCCAGGCCGCTCTGGTCGATGGTCCAGCGAAACATCGGCCCCAAGACCGCCGTGCCGCCCGCCTCGTATTCCGTGCGTGGAATCACGGGCCGCCCGCGAAACACGTCTGGTGGATTGCCGCCCGCCGCCGCGACACCCCAGGCGAGGGGAATCGTGATCGCGGGATTCATCGTCGGAATTTGTCCGCCTCCAAACTCCAGCAGGTCGCTGAAGTGTTCCGGCGAATCGCCCGCCATCAGTCGCGCCATCTTGTAGGTCAACCCCGAGAGCAACCGGCTGGACTCATCGCGCGGGACACGGAAGTAATGCGCCCGGCGCCCGAACTCCCCGCCCGTGCTCAGGCCCACCGGCAGCACGTTGAAGTTTGTCTTGTCGTATTCGCTTGCGCCGCCGAAGAGATCCTTCAGCAAGGCGCCCAGCAGACCCGCACCTGCCAGGGCGCTGAAAATGGCGAACCAGCCATCGCTGATCGCCCACTTGAAGAGCCAGCCGCTTTGACTCTTGGGCTTCATCTTCTGCACGTCCGCGCGCCAGCCTTGGATGAACACATTGTAAAATGGCCAAATCGCACGGATCACCTGAATATCCGTGCCCCTCTTGCGCACATTGGGTGTGCCGATGTGGTTGCGCACCTCGCGCGCGGCGGCGGCCGGAGGCAGGTGCATTTGCTTCCGCAGGATTCGATACGCCGCGATCTTCGGCAACGTCTCCTGAAGTTGGCCGTAGAACTCGAAGGCGTGTGCAATGGCCCGCAGCGGCTTGCCCACCACGCTCGACCAAAAGGCATTCTGTTGCTGCTCCGGCAGCAGATGGAAGCGCCGCATGATGTCCGCGAAGGGATCATCCCGGTGCATCGACACCAGCGTATCGTACGGCGTGCCCAGCGCGTAGTTGGCCATCATTTCCGTGGCCAATGCGTCGGGCAGGCCGCGCACATGGCTCAATGCGCTCTTGAACGCATCAAAGTAGGCCCGCGCCAGGGTCAGCCGACTCGTACCCGCCGGCAGGGACTTCCACGACCGCTTGAAATCCCGCATCGGATTGAAGGTGAGGAACGACGGCGAGTAGGTGATATACGCCCGGTAGAAGCCCTTACGGAAAATCCAGTCCAACACCCGCGTCACCCGCGCCAGGCCCCCCGCGGCGAGCTGCTCGAAGCTATGGGCAATCAACGGGTCCACGTAGTAATAAGCCCGGCGCCCGTTCTCCAGTATTTCAAGCAATCCCTTGTCCGCCCTGGGCGGCGGGCGACTCGTGACGCCCGGCGCCAGGAACTTGCCCTTGGCCACTTCAATCTCCCCAGGGAAATGCGTGCGCAACAGATCCCGCGTGGCGTTTTTGCTGCGCTGGATCGAATTGAGATTGTTCAGCGAAACCGCCTTGAGCACCGTTGCGGTGAATGGGTTGGCCACTTCCTTGAGCGTGCCGATCTGCTGTTTGACGCCCGCCGGCACATAGTCCTCCAGGTAGTCCAGCACCGCGAACGCCGCATACACGTCTTTATTTGGCTTGATCGTGCTGTTAAAGACGCCCTTGTTGTAGCTGCCGACGCGGACGGCCTCTTCGATCACCTCGAAGACCAGCCGATGAAAGGTCTCCACCGCGCGCTCCAGCCGCGTCATGCCAGGCATCCCCAGATCCAGTCGCATCTTCAGCAAGCCCAGCCGCGCCGTGGCCGGCGTCGTCCCCAGGGGATTCGCGAACGTGGCCCGGTCCCCAGCCTCGATGCGCCGCAGGAACAGGTAATCGCCCATCTGGGTCAGGCTCAGCCCCGCCTCTTCGAGGGGTTTGACGACGCCTTCAAACACCCGCCGCACGAAGCGCGCGTTGTCGTTGTCCTGCATGACACCCTCTTCGAGGATGTTCCGAGGGTCTTTGGCTGCTGGGAAGCTCGCGCCCGCGGCCTCCGCCTGCCGCGCCTTGACGATGATCGGCTCGTAACGATCAAAGAGCACCTGCTCCAACTCCAGCCAGTAACCCTTCCACGAACGCCGTCGCTGCTCGCGCTCCGCCACCTTGCGCTTGAGGATTTCATCCCCCTTGAAGAACATCTCCTCACGTTCCTGCTGACGCTGCTCCAGCACCGGCACCTTGCCGGTGCTCAACAATTGCAGGATGGCGAAGAGCGCGCTCTTCACCTCCGGGCGCCGGTCCAATTGCTCCCAGAACGCCTTGTAAAACGTCGGTGCCCGCGCCTCCAGTTCAGACGGCGCGTTGAACAGCACGCTGAAGGCATCCGCGTAAAGCTCCTCCGGGCTTTTGCGATACTCCACGTAAGTCTTCGGGTCCGCCGCCTCGTCGAACGGGCGCCACCACCTCGTCACCGCGATCAACTCCGCCCGCAGCTCCTTGTTGTTCAGTTGCCCCCAGGTATGCCGCAGGAAACCCTGCATCGCCAGCAGATGCCCCAGCAGATTGCCGCGCTTGAGCGTCTGATGTGGCAGGTAATCCACCAAATGCCCGATCTCGTGCAACAGCACCTTCGCCGCCTCGCCGGGGTCTTTGAACAGGCGCCGGTCCAGCGTGATCATGCCATCACCGAACTGCCCGAGCGTCTGCTTGTTCCCCCGTCGTGGAAACGTTTTCAGCTTGGGCAGGTAGCCAGTCAACTCCCGCACCAGCCGGACTAACTCCGGCATCTCCAGCGGATAGACCAGATCCATCCCGCCGTAAGTCACGGTCGGCGGCAGCCGCCCGGGCGCCACCGTCACGCCCGTCACGAATCCGCCACGGGCGGAGGATGGCTGCCCGCCACCACCGCCCGCCTTCATCGAAGCCGGGCGCCACGGCGCCTGGAGGATCAGCCGCACGCCCTTGGCTTGGAGGAACTCGAAGAGTGGCCCCGCGCGCTGCGGCGAGATCACCCCGACGAAATTGCCCGCCACCTGCCGCGGTGTGCCCTCGAAGAACCGGCCGAACACGGGATCTCCCCACACCACCTTCGCCGAATTGTTCGACGGCACCGCCAGCCGGCCCGCCACCACCTGCACCGGATGCACCGCGCTGATCGGCGTGCTGCGCATCGGCGCCTGCTGCCGGTAAAACGTCACGAACTCCTGGGCGCTGCCCACCATCACCTGCCCGGGGACTTCCGCCGGCTGCCAGTTCGGCGGCATCAGGATGCCCGTCGCCAGGCTGCCATCCTCCCGCGTGTAGATGGCCACGCGCGGGCGCCCCTGGTCCGTGCCCCGGCTCGCGTTGTCCGCATACTCCCAGCCCCGCAGCAGATTGCCCGTGATGATGCGCCGCGTGGCCTGATTCTCCGCCGTGCTGTTGAACTTCTCCGGCGCCGACTCCTCGTCCACATAATTGAGGAACTGCTGCTCCACACCATCCTTGTAGAGCTTGGAAATCGGCAGCGTCAGCTTGCCCTTGTAGGTGTTCGTCCGCAGGATGAACTGCTGCCGGCTGGCGCTCGCGTAATCGCTCACCGAATTGCCGCTCAATTTCAAGTCCACGCCGACGCCGTAGAAGCTGCTCGTGCCATCACCCAGCATGTCCACGCCGAACGTGTCGCCGATCTTGCGGTAAAGCTCCGTCACCGCCACCCGCACGTTCTGGAACGTCTGCCGGATGCGATCCAGTTGATCCGGCGTCGCGCCGCGCGCCCTGGCCGTCGCCAGCCGCTCCGATTCCGCCACCTTGCTGCCCTCCAGCCATTGCGACGACGCCTCACGCACCGCCGCGATGTTATCGCGCGACTGCTGAATGGCCTCCTCGTGCGTCGGCGGCGCCTTGGGCGGCTTCACCGTCGCCGTCTCCAAGATCACCGGCCCGTTGAACGGAGTGTCCCCGCCGCCCTCCACCACGTTAGTCTGGTCCACCGTGCGCGCCCGCAGATCCTCCGCCACCGCCCGCAGCGGGTTCTGGCCGCTCTCGTCCAGTTGCTCGACCTCCGACTTGAACTCCTTGATGATTTCGTTCCAGAGCCGTTGCGCGTCCGCGTTGGGCAGCAGCACGAAGCGCCCGGTGGCATAGCGCGCGAAACCCTCGAACGCCTCCGCCTCCTCGCTGGTCACGTCCAGTTCCAGCAACGCCGCCAGATCAACGTTGGCCTCCATCACGTGGAACACCACCTCATCCCCCACGCTGTTGAACACATCCTCCGCGAAACCCTCCGCCTGCGTCATGCTGCTTTCGCCCTCCGCCGTGGTGTTCGCGTTCAGACTCGTCATCTTCCCGCGCAACATCGTGGCGAAGCGCCGCTCCGCCGCCAGTGCCGTCGTGAGGATGCGATACTCCGGCTTGCTGGTCTGCCCGCTGCGCATCACCCGGCCAAGCATCTGCATGAACTCGTTGATGTCCGGCGCCGGCTGGCCCACGATCATCACCCGCTGCCGCTGATCCTTGAACCGCGGGTCCGTGTGCGCGCTCAACCCGGTGCTGCCGCTGCCGTTGACGATGAGCGCATCCAGCTCGCCATCGTTGTAAGCCTTGAGAATCTTGTTCCGGTTCAACTTCTCGCGCTTCTGGATCAACACCTCTGCGCCCGTGTCATCCACCTCGCCATCGCGCGCCGTCAACTCGCCCACCTTGTAACCCGCCTGCGTCAGCCCGCGCTTGATGAAGTCGATGGGTGAAATCGGGAAGCCTGTGAAATCCGTCGCGTCAATCTCCTGCTCAAGCCGGCGGTAGAACTCACCGCCATCGGGTAGATCCTCCGGCTGCAACTCCACCTCGCGCTTGCCGCCCTCCGCCATTGGGTCACGGACCGTCAACTTGAGCATCTTCACCATCTCGCGCCGCAGGATGCCGCTGAAGGAAATGGGCAACCCGAGCGCCCGCAAGTCCGTGATCGGTCCCTCCATCGTGTTGTAAAGCGCGATGAACGGTTTGCGCCCCGCCTGCAACTGCGCCACCGCCTCCCGCACGATAGCCTCCGCGCGTAGCGCCAGCAGATATTGATTGGACAAGTTGAACAGCCGCGCGCCGAAGGTGATCGGCTCGATCGTCACCGACTGCTCATCCGCCCGCACCTGATTCTCGCCATCCTCCAGCGCCTTGGCCGCGCGGTTGATCAGCTTGGCCAGGCTCATCAAGTCGCGGATGAAACTCGTGTAAGTGTCCGCCGCCTCGATCTCCCGCGCCGGGTCCGCGCTCGTGGCCTTGAACTGCATCGCCACGCCCGTCCAATCCTGTTGCCGCCGGACCAGCTCACCCGACGACGCCAGCATGGACGTGAGCGCCTGCTGCATTGGCACGCCACCCTTCTTCAACGCCTCGGTGAGCTGCTCGTTGTTCAGCCCGCTCGTCTTCATGCTCGTGCCCAGCGCATACAACCCCAGGTTGTCCGGGCGCTTGGCGAACGTCGCCGACGAGTAGTAAAGCCCCTTGGCGTTTGGCAGCACGCTGCCGAACTTCACATTCAACTCACTGTCCAGCCCCGCGGCAATGTGCGCTTCATCCAGGATGAACACCGCCTTGGGCGCCAGCGCCCGCAACATCGCCCAGCGCGGCCCGTCCGGGCGTTCCACGCGCTTGCGCTTGCGCGCGGCCTTCTGCTTGGCCGTCTCCGTGAAGCCCGCCGGCCGATCCGCCTTCAACTGATCGTAAGTCGTGAAGATGCCCTCCGCGCCTTCGGGCAGAACGCCCGTGCGCGCCGCGCGCTCCATCAACTCCGTCATCTGCTTGCTCGTGCGGCTGACCTTGTGCTCGCGCCCGTGGCCGTCCTCGTAATAGCTCTGCGTGTCCGTGATGAACGGCTTGAAATCCTTGTTCCCCAGCGCCGGCAGATCGCGCCCGGCCATGTCCGCGTAAAGGTTCTTCTTGGCCGTCACGAACACCGGCACCAAATCCCGCAGCCGCGCGTATTCGATGATGGCCGCCACCACGCGCCCCTTGCCCACGCCGGTCTCGTCGGCGGTAATCAACGCGCTGCCTCGCTCCAGGTTGCGCAACGCCAGCGCCACGGCGTCCACCTGCGCGCCCGCGAGCTGCTTGTGGAGCGTGGCCACGTCGCGGTCCAGCAACTCCGCCACGTATTCATCCAACGGTTTGCCGACTTCCTTTTCCAACGCCAGCAACGCTTCGCGCATCTGCGTGGCAATGTTGCGCGGCGCCACCAGATTCAACGACGGCCCCCTGCTCAGCCCCTCATAAGGCACCATCAACGAAGCGGGCAGCCCCTCGACCGGCACTGACGGCTTGGGCTTGCCGCTTACTCCACCTGATTCAGCCGGGCTTGATCCAGGAGCCACCGGCCCTTGGCCACCCACCCCGGTCGTTCCGGGCTTCCGGGCTTTGGTTCCTCCGCCAGCCACGCCTCCAGCCGGTTCGGGAGTTCCCGTGCCAATACCTGCGCCGGAATCTCCAGGGACGCCTGAAGGTGGAGCCGGAGTTGGGCTGGGTCGCTCAGTTGGTGGGGCTGCACTTCCGCCCCCGCCCCCGCCGGGCCGAGCAGGCTGTTGAGGTCGCGCAGCAGGAGGCGGCGGTGTTCCGGGTCGCGCGGGTCGCTGCCCTCCTGCGCCGCCACCAGCTCCGCCAGGGCGGCCGCCAGAAGGGGCTGCGCCCGTTTCGCCAGGTTGGGTTGGTTGGTCTTGGTCTCGCTCATCTTTCGGTAACAGTTCCGCCAGTTGCTCCCACGTCTCGATCACTCGCGGCGGCTTGAGCCACGGACGCACCAGGCCGCCCTCTGCGTGCCCCGGTGTCTTGCCCTTGCCGTGGACGATAATCACGTCCACCGGCCACGCCGCGCCCATCCTCCGGTAAAGGTCGCCCCCGAGGGTAAACCAGTCAACCACTTTGAAGCGGTTGAACAGGTCCAGATACACCGGGCGGTGGTAGCTCTGCGCGCGGTCGGCATCCGTACCGAACGTGCCGCCGAACGGCGTGCCCGTCTTCGCCCCGATGATGGCAAACGCCTTCCCGGCGGGGACCATCGCCTGAAGCGAGTTGAGCACAATCGCGATGTCGATGCTCCGCGTCGTGTTCGCGTTCACCGAGGCACCGGCAATGCGGAACTCGCGCGGCTTGCCCTCCGCATCCAGCAGGTTGCCGAACGGTGGATTCATGCCCAGGCGATCCGCCTTCGTCCGCGCCAGTAACTCGTAGAACTCAGGCGACGTGGCGTCGTAACCCACCGCGCCCCGCTGGCTGCCCTTCTCCTGCACGAACCGCCGCAACCTCAGCCGCCGGTTCGGGTCCAGTTCATTGAGCGCGATGCGCCCCTGCTGATTGGCCCCGATGCTCAACATGCCGTGGCCCGCCGTGGGGTCCACGAACACCGAGCCACCCGGCACATCCGCCAGGATGCTCGCGACCCAGGCCAGCGGCGGAGGCGTCGAATACTGTTGGGCCAGCTTGCTTTCCACCGTGCGCTCGGCACTGCCCGGCATCCGATCATAGAGGCTTAACAGCGCCCAATACTTTTCCCGAGGCGACATGGAAGCATCCTGCGCGATGTCCCTTGCAGCCTCCGTGGCGCCCAGCTCGCCCCACTCTTCTGCCTCACGCGGCGTCAAGCCCAGGTTCGTGCCACGACCCACCACTATGTCACGCGACACCCGAAGCCCTCCGCGCAGGAGGTCCGCCACGTAATCGGCAATCTGGTTGCCCGGATGCGCCAGCGGCGGAATGGACGGACGGTCCGGTGGAATGGACGGACCTTCCGTCCGTCCAGCGTCCGGTGGAATGGACGGACCTTCTGTCCGTCCAGCGTCCGGTGGAATGGACGGCGGTGGAATGGACGGCGGTGGAATGGACGGACCTTCCGTCCGTCCAGCGTCCGGCGGAATGGACGGACGGATAGGCACCACTGGCGGCAGCGGACTGGCTGGCGTCGGAGCCGCCGGCAGAGCCGGCGGACGTGGCACCACTGCCGGAGGTGCCGCCGGCGTCACATTGCGCGTCCCCGCCGGTGCAGGCTCCAGCGGCGGTTCAATCCGCACATTCAGGAACGGTTCACCCCGCTCCGCCTTCGCGGCCAGCTCTTCCATCGTGCGCGAACGCCCGCGGGTCACCTCGCCAGCTCCCATGATGCTCAAGGCCAGGTTGCCGAGCACTGCATCCTCCAGGGCTTGCCCCGGATTGTCCGATTGCAAGATGCCCGGCGTCTGGAGAGCCAGCAGGTAGGCATTGTTGGCGAGCTGCCCGCCGCCCACTTCCAGCGCCCGTTGCACCGCCTCCTTCTGGAGCTGTGGATAATGGGCTGCAATCTTCGCCGCCGCCTCACCCGGTTGGGTGAGCACAATCGGCTTGGCCAGGGCCTTCTGGATGGCGCTGGCCGCGAGCTGCCGCCCTAACCTGTCCACGAATGGCAGCCCGGTAGCCGCCAGCACGCCGATGGGGTCAATCTCTCCCTGCTCATCGAACGCCATCGCGCCCAGGTTCGCCACCGGCGCCGAAGCCCCCACTCCACCCAGGGCCGCCGCCACACCCATGCGCGGCAGCGCCTGCGCGATGCCCTGCGTCACCTTGCCCGGGATCCGCGCCCAACCCGGCATCTGCTGAAGCTCGCTTGTGATGGGCAACGGCTGCTCTGGCTCGTTGGCAAAGGCCCGCAAGTTCGGCAACAACTCCTCTCCGGCATCGCTCTCGGGCCGGGCCAGCACGTCCACAATGTCACCCGCCACCGCGCCCATGACCCTGCCTCCGCGCGCCAGCGGCGGCCCCGCGATGTTACCCACCAGTCGGATTGGGTCCGGCAACTCCGAGATCGGCTCGATGCCGATTTGCTTGAGACCCTCCACGTATTCCAGCTTCGCCCTGGCCAGCCGCGCCGGGTCGTCGCCCGCCATCCCTCGATGCGCGTCATACACCTCGCGCAACTGAGCGGCCTGTTCCTTCACCTTGGTTTGATACTCCTCCAGTGTGGCGCCCGGCGGCTTGAAGGCATCAGCTTGAGCCGGATCCCACCGTGGCCGCGGCAGCCCGCCCCCGACGTAAGGCTGCCCCAGACTGGAGGACCCGGCATACTTCTTCGCGAATTCCGGGTCCCGGATGAACTCCGGGTAAGTCTCGCCGATGAAACGGGTCAGCTCGGCATCAGGCACCTTTCGCAGCCGTTCATCCCGCTGGCGGACAAACTCCAAAACATCCTTGGGCATAGCTTACTTGCCGCGCCATTTCTGGAACTGCTCGAAGAGGTTCTCACCTTCGGCGCCCGCCCCCGCGCGGCCGCCCGTAATCTTCAGGCCGGGGTAAGCGATGCCCGCCTTCTTCATCGCCGCCGCCAGGTTGGCCTGTTGCGCCTCCTGCTCGTTCAATTCCCCATCGCCGTTGCTGTCAAACTGGCTGAAATCAAACGGGTCTTCCGCCTTCGGCTTGCGCAAATAGCGGCCCTTCTCGTTCACCAGCCATCCGCTGGGCTGGCCGCCGATCAGCACTTCGGTCAGTTGCGGGGTCCGTCCGCCACCGTCGGGCTTGGGCAAGGCCAGGAAAGTGCCCGCACCCGTGTCACTTTGCACACCGAACACGTAGCCTTCCAGCCCTGGCACACTACGGATCGTGCCCGGCATCGCGCCGCCGCCCTTGGGCGTGAAGGCGCGGATGATGTCGTCAAATTCGCTCAGGCCCTCTGGCACGTAGCCCGACGTGCCCATCTCGGCGAGGACGCCCTGCGGCGTGATCGGGGAGGTGCGCCGCGCAAACTCCTCATTGCTCAACGGTGAAGGCACGTTCTCCGGTTCCTGCCCCAGCTCGCCCAGGCGCCGGGCCAGCCCGGGAAACGCCCTGGCCCGGGCCTCCGCCCGCCGCTGCGCCGCAATCTGGTTCTTGACGTATTCGAGCGCCGCCGCCTCGCGCTCCAGGCGCGCGTTGATGCCCACCGCCTCGAAGGCGCCCTTCAAGTCGTCCGGCCCCATCAGGTCAAACGTGGCCGGAGCCGGCTCGCGCCCCTCGCGGAGCGCCTGCGCGGCGTCCAGATCCTTCAGCGTTTTGCGCAGGCTCACCGCCAGCTTGGCTTCCTGCTTCTCCTGCTCCTTCTTCCTGGCCATCGCCTCGAAGATGCGCGCGATGCCGCTGCCGGCCTGCTCGATGCCCGCGGCCAGCGCCCGCCCGCCTGCCAGCGCGTAATCCCCACTGCGATCCTGCACCTGCAAATTAAACGGCATAATTTTGCTCCGGTTGAGGGTTCTTCATTTCCGCAATCCGCTCCTCCATCCAATGGCGCACATCGGGCTTGTGCTGCGGGTGTTCGCGCAGGTAATCGGCCACCTGCGGGCCAATGAGGGTGTAAAGCTGCACGAACCACGGTGGCGCCATCGTCAACAGCCAGGTGCGGAACTGGAGCCATTGCCGGTTGTCCGCGCCGAACACCTCGCGGGCCACCCAGCAGATCATCGCCCCGCCCGCCGCCCCGGCGATATTGCCAAGACTGCCAATGGCCGCGCTGTAAAGCTGGTATTCGGCGGCCTTGTCGGCGGATGCCTTGTTGCGCCGGCTAAACAGGTCCGCGTAATGCGCATTCAACAGATCACTGCCGTAGGTCGGCTCGACCGCATTGTAAGGCCCCAGCCGGCTGGCGCCCTGGCTGTAGGCGCCTTGGGCGAAAGGCAGGCTCACCGCCGGGCGCCCCAGCACCACCATCAGTGGGTCGGTCGTCTCGGCCCGCGTGCCGCCCAACGCGGCAAGCGCACGGTTGGTTCGCAACGTCCGCAGATCCTCGCCATGCGTGACGAGCGCGAGGGCCTCCTGCAATAGATCGTTCTCGCTGCCCTGGCCGAAGCCCGCGCTGCTGCGGTTCATACGGGCCAACTGCTGCACGCGGCGCAGCTCCCTCGGGTCCATGTCTGCGCCCAGGCCGAATTGCGCCATCGCCTCGCGCAACAGTTGGTCCTCATACGCCTTGCGCTGGACATTGCGCGGGTCGGCGTCCTCCGCCGCCAGCCGGGCGCGGGTGTAATCCCCGCCAAACTGCTCCAGGTCCGCCAGGTCCGCCTGCCGCTGCGCGCGGTTCGCGCTGGCCGCCAGATCCTCCGACGCCGGCCCGACGATCCGCCGGTAGATGTCCGCCATCGCCCCGGCGGAATCCTCTGCCGCCGCCCGTTCGAGCGCCAACAGGCGCGGCTGCAATTCCTCCTGCAAGTCCACCCCTCCACGGATGAACGCATTGTAGAGGTCGATCTTCCTCTGCGCCTTCTTGCCGAGGCTCCATTTGTTCTTCTTGCCCGACATGCCCAGCGCATCACTCAGCAGCGCCCCGCCTACGGGGTCGCCCGTCTTGAAGAGTTTTTCAAACAAGCCCATAAGTTTTCTTCAGTTAGCCGCCACCACCAGGCTGAGGTAGCTCGGGTTAAACGCCGAGCCACTGTTGTCTTCGGTGATGAACGCGCAGTAGTCGGCCGTCGGCGCGCCATTGTAGGAGAAGATCCCACGGCTGCTGCCGTTGCTCACCAGGCTCGCCACCAGCGCGTAATCCGCCGCGCTGAAGGATTGCCGGAAATAGACCACGAAAGATCCCGTCGTCGCGCTGGCACCGCTGGTCACATGCCGGACGCCGGCGATGTTGTAGCCGGTGAATTTGCTGAAGCCCGTCTTGGCCGAATCGGACGGCACGTAGATCAGCCGATTGGTGCCACTGCCCGCCGCCCCCAGCGTCACCGTGCTGGTGTTGTCGATGGCGCCCTGTGCCGTGGTGTGCAGAGTGATCGTATTCGCGTCACTCGGGCGGGCGTAATAGGGCGTATTCGCGCTCAAGCCGCCCGGCAGCGTGGTGCCCTGGGCGAAGCTCACCAGTTGCACGTTGTTCAGCGTGGTGGGCGGCGTGCTGCCCAGGCCGTGGCCAGTCACCGTCAGGTTGTTTCCGCTCGGCGTGTTGTTGATGGTTGGATTCTGCGTCGAGGTCAGGTCCACCGCCAGCCACGCCTTGGCCGCAGAGGGCGGCGAGGGATTGACCAACTGGAACACCGTCCCGTCATAGACCACCTCGACAATGCCATTCACCTTGATGTCGTTGGCGTCCAGGTTGCGGTCGATATGCTTCTTGATCGTCGGCGGCGTGGCCAAGCCGCTGACCGCCAGCGTGCTGCTGCCCGTGTTGGTGTTGGCCGCGCGGAAATAGAGCGGCCGGCCCTGCAACTGGCTGTAACTGGTGTAGGCGGTTCCCGGCGCGATGGCGTAGGCATTGGCCGTGCCCGTGTCCGTGTGGACATACTCCAACACACTCCCACCGCTCTGGCTCTGAAGCTGATAGGCGTCATTGGCCACTTCGTAAATCATCTCCACGATTTGGCCTTGCTTCAGGTCGCCGGCCACCAGCGGCACGTTCATCTGCCGGCGCAACGGTCGCGCGCCCAGCGCCACCCCGCCAATGGTGACGTTCACCGTCACCGCGCCCGTGTTCGCGTTTGGGACCTTCCAACGGATGGGCACCCCCTCCAGGTCTGCAATCGCCAGGGTGTAACTGCCCGGCGGCGTGAGCGTCACGGCATAGGCGTCCGTGCCCGTGGTCGTCGTGGCCTGGAAATAGTTGGCCGTGCGGCTGGTGTGACTCGTCATCTGCCACGCCCCGGCGCCGCCGTCACCCGCCGTGTCGTAGCGCGCCTCGACGATTTGGTTGGCCACAATGTCGCCAGGCTTGAGCGTCTCGGTCTTGTTCTTGAAGAGCTTCTTGGCCGTTCCGCCGTCCAATTGCAGCCGGATGCCGTTGATGCCCGGCACGCCGTTGGCATTGGCCTTGAAGGCCACCCACAGGCCATCGGTCAACGCGACATTGGGCGCGAAGTCCAGGTCGTAATCCCCGCTGCTGAACGTGACTGTGCTCGTGTAATAGACCGCGCCCGCCACCAGCTTGGCCGCCGTCACGCTGGCGTCGGTGATTTCCGACGTGCCCACCGTGCCCGTCACGGAGAACGTCGGCTGGCCGAGCTGGTTGAGCTTGGGGATCGTCACCTTCTCGGTGCTGGCGAACTGTTTGCCTGGTGTGACTGTGACTGTCAGTGCCATACGATTAAGCCTTTGTTCCCGCGCTGAAGTTGTCTTCGTTGGTTTCGAGGGCCACCGCCATGACGCGCATCCGGCCCTGCTCGTTGGTCAGACGCACCAGCGCCGCGCGTCCACTGGCGTTGCTGCGCTCCGTGATTCGCGCCTCCTGATGCAAGCCCAGCGCCACACCCTCCACCGTGGTGTGCAACGCGAAATCCGCCGCCGCACCCGTGCCACTGCCCAGCAACACCGAATAGTCCTGCCGATACGGGGTCAGGAAATCCCCGTTGTCGTTGTCCAGGTCGAAGGCCGCCGCGTCGCTCGGCTCGTAGTAAGCGGTGCGGTCGCGTGTCTGGTCGGTGAGGATGGCCTGCTCCTCGTTGACCCCCGTCGTCACCAAGTCGATGGACGTTTGCGGCGCCCAGGTCTGGAGATCCACCGTCAGCCAGTCGAAATCATCCAGGGCCAGCACGTCGCTGGCATAGCCGCGCGTGGTCAACGTGGCGATCACCGGCTGGGTCGCGTTGGGAACGACCGTGGCCCAGGAGCCGGTCGTCGCCACCACGGGCGTCACGCCGTTGCTCGCGTAGAACCGAACCCCGGTCGGCGTCACATTTCCTCCCAACGCAAAGGACTCGGCGTTGTCACTCGCGCCCCAACTGCCCAGGAACAGGTTCTCGGCGTAACCCGTGCCGCTGTCCACGTAAAGGTTCGTGGCCGCCACCGTGGCGTTGCCCAAGCCGTTGCCCCAATTCGGAGGCGTCAACGAATTCGTGGCCGAAGCAAAGGCCGTGATGGTCACGCCGGTATTCACCTTGATCGTGTCCCCTGCCGACGGAGAAGCCGTCACGAGTACGTCCGTATAAGGAACGGCCAGTTGGTCTTCGTAGTCCTCCTCCAACAAGGCCACCCAGCCATCGTGCGTCACGCTCAAGAGCCGGCGCACCGACGACACCGTAAAGCGGAAATGCTCCCGCCAGGAGAATTGATCCGCGGTGTCATAACCGCTCCACGCCCCATTGAGAAAGTCATAGACCAGACAGGCGTTGTTGACCGCCTTGGCCACGCGCCGCAAGGAAGCGGCCTGACTGTAATTCGCGAGATCGACCACCACATCCACCGCCACGAAATCCGTGGACCGCGTGTAGGTCGTCGTGCCATTGACCAAGAAATCCGTATCGCCGCCCTTGATGAAGCGGTAGGTGGCCCCGATCACCGTGTTCGGACTCCAGAGGGCCATGCGCCCATCCGCGATTTCCGGCCCGAGCACTTCCGCGTCATCCAGGGGCACGGCCAGGTAATACTTCGAGTCCCACACCTGCGCCGTGGCCCCGCTGGCATACTTCCAATTGATCCGGTCAATGAGCGGCTGGATCGGGTCGCTGACCGGCAGCACCACCCCTTGCAGCTTGTTCTGCTCCGTCTGCGTGATGGACATGACACCCAGCTCGGAGAGAAACCACAGATCCTTGCCGACGTGCGCAATGCTCTTGCGCGCCACGCATCCGAACTCGCTGGTCAACTCGTCCTGCTGAAGCGCGCTCAGGTTGCCATAGACATTGGACAGCGCGTAGATGCTGTGCTCCTTCAGCGCGATGATGGTCGTGTCGTTGAACTTCGTTACCGCCACCAGCTCATCCGCACTGCCCTGGTTGATCTTGAACTCCTGCAACACCGGCACATAACGGGTGTAATCGTTCAAGTCCGACACGGCGATCTCGTCGTGGTCGTTCGGGATGAAGAGCCGGTTTTGCAGGAAGAGCGAGTGTGTGGCATTCGGGATGGCCTCCGTGCCATTGCCGCTGGGCGTCTGGTCCACCAGTTGCCAGGGCTGCGTGATGCGCGGCAGCATCAAGGTCGGCTCACTGGCGCCCCGGTGCATCAAGAGCACGTCGAAGGCTTGGGTGAACTCCACCCGCCCAGCCAACGTTACCCCGGTGGGCAGCGTCATCTGTTGCGGCGCATTGTTCGGCTGCGTGTAATACACCTGCCCTCCAGCCGCGATGATCAGATACTCCTGGAGCGTATAAGGGTCGCTGAACACCCCCACGCCATGCACCTCGCCCCAGGGCTGGGTGTTGTAAGTGTTGAGCACCGGGCTGCCCGTGGCCGGCGTGGCGGGGCTGCCGGCCACCGGGTAGGTAAAGGTGGTGGCACCCGTCACCGTCACGATGAACGTGCCGTTGTATTCCGGCTGCGTCGCCCCGGAGATGACGGCCACGCTGTTCGTCGCCAGCGAATGCGGGCTGACCGTCGTCGCCGTCGCCGTCGAGCCGCTGCGCGTGATGCCGGCGGCAATCGTCCCGGTGGTCGTCTTGTTCGCCCAGGGGGGGAAGATAAAACCCTTGCGGGTCTCGGCGATGCCGTTGCGGAAGCGCATGTTGACCGCATCACTCACGTAGCCCGGCGGCAAGAGCGCCGGGTCCAGGCGCATGTTCACGCCAATGAAGGTGCGGTCGCCCAGCGGCTTGGGCTGGTCGTCCAGTGCTCCGTATTGGTCGTAGCGCGTCACGGCGTCAAAAGGCGGGCACTTCAGCCCATTGCACGTTCACCGCGAAATTCCACGTCATCGTCGCCGGCCAGGCTACCGCGCCGTTGCGCACCACGAACCCTTCCTGATTCGCCAGCACAATCGGATGCTGTCCTTCTTGACTGGCGTTAAAAAGGTCAGTGAGTGGCAGCAAGTTCAAACTGGCAGCCGTCGTAATGGCACCCGTGCCAATCCCGATGGCGACCGCCCCAAAGTTGGTCGTGTCCAGCGTCTTGGTTCCAGCGGTCAACCCTGCCGTGGTCGAAATGCCCGCGTCATTCACTTCGCTGGTTGCCATCGCTGTTCTCAGGTTCACATTGTCGCCCGTGAGCGTCAGGCGGGTGCCACCAGAACCCGCTGCCGTCCAACTACGGGCCATCGTGGCCACAAAGCCCACAATCGCCGCCGCGGTCGCCGCCACGTTAGTCCCCGCAGAGATGGCAATGCGGTAAACCAATGCAACCCGCGATGCAGCCGTAACGTAGCGGAACTGGAACAACTCGGCGTTTGCCGCGAGTGCTGCCGCCATCGTGCCGCTGATCGCGCCGATTCGATAATAACCACCAGCGCCATAGCTGACGGGCAATTGAACCGTATGCAATGGCGATGCCGCTTCCGCCCCCACGCCTGCCAGCGATGCTGAAACCCCACCTTCAAGAACCGCCATAGAAGCCTTTCATGCTAGAACCATATAAGAGAACTTCACGTTGCCTCGAACCATGCCCACGCGCCGCACGGGGCCACCAGCAACCGAGTTTGCGTCTTTGAGACCGGGCACAATTGCGCTCGCCGGCTGGCCGCCCGCGCTGGCCCGATGCTGAAGCACAATCATCGGCGGGGTCTGCCACTTCACCACGGCGCTGCCGGTCCCCGGCTCCACTGACAAAACGGACACCGGCTGAAGTTCCGCCTCGTCCGCCCGCGTGCCCTTGCCTGTGTAGGGGCCGGGCGCCTGCCAACACAGAACCTTGCTGGAAGCACTAATAGCCGCGTCGGTGATCGTGAACTTGCCCGTCCACTTCGCCGGACTGCCCAAATCCACCTCGACTGTGGTCGCCGACGAGCCGCCACCGCCACCGGAGGCGTTGAGAGTGGTGCCGGACATGGACAAGTTCGTGCCCAGCGTGATTTCCTCTGGGTCCCCAGCGCCCGCCGCTGAACCACGGCCCAAGAGCCGGGAGGCCGCGGACAGGTCCTGCATCTTGCCATACGTCACTGCATTATCTGCAATTTCATTCGTCGCCACCGTGCCCGAAGACAAGCCCGTAAAAGTATCCACCCGGACAACGCCACTGGTGGAGAGAGGAGTGAACGTCAATTCTCCGATCAACGGCAGGTAGTTCAGGATGGAAACAGCAGTGCCCGACGTAATGTCCGCGACGGGGCCAGTAGAGTTGGAGGCCCGGCCCAGCACACTGATCCCCGCCGAGTCGCGCAACTTGGCATTCGTCACCACGGAGTTGTCGATGGTCCACGTCGCGCCCCCGCCAGACACCGTGATGTCGCCCTTGTCGCCGTCACTCACGCCCGCGCCCGCCGCCGGCACCCAGGCCGAGCCGTTCCACGTCGCCACGTCGTTCGTCGCCGCGCCGCTCTGCTCCAAATCGGAGAGCGCGTGAGAGTGCGCCGCGGCCGCCTTCGCATCCAGCGCCAGACCCAGGCCCGTCACGTCGGCCATGTCGTGCGTGTGCGCCACCGGTGTCCGGGCGTCACTGAGGCGCGGGTCCGAGTTGAGCACGAAGTTGCTCAACGAGCCGCTCAGCGCCCAGGGCGCCCGGTCGGGGTTCACGTAAGTCGTGACTGCGCTATCGTGGACCATTTAGAGTCTGTCCATGCGTTCACACCGCCGCATTGTCGAGGAGGCCGCCAGCCTCGGAGCCGGACTCCCGCCGTGGTTCCGCTGGGCCTTGCTGGCGTTCCTCGCGGCCTGCCTGCTGATTCGCTGGCTGACCGAGTAAGAGAACAACGGTTCCTTCGCCGGCCGCGCTATCGTGCGTCCAGGTCATTCAGGCGCGGGCGCGTCGGCGTTGAGGTCGTCGAGCGCCTGACTGGCCGCGCGGAGGTTCACCGCCAGGACATCCAGCGCGTCGAGCTTGAGCATGGCGCCGGAGGGGATTTCCACGTCGCCCAGCGCGGCGATGATTTCCGCCTTGGCCTTGTTCAGTTGCTCCCCCACGCCATTGAGCGCGGTCACGATGTTGTCGAGCTTGCCTTCCAGTGTGCTGAGTTTTGCCATGATGATGATTTGGTTTTTGATGATGGTTTGTCGCTGCTTTTCGGTGGAGAACGGCCTCCGCCAAAATTGTAGGTGCATATCAGAAGTGGAGGTTGGCCCCCACCCGGAAGAGCGCGTGTCCCAGCGTCTTGAAGTCGTGTGTCCACCGTCCATCGGCGAACACCCCGAAGGTTTTACTCGCGCGGAACTCCACGCCGGCCCCGGCGTTGAACCGCCAGTCTCCGGCGTCCCTGATCGTGGTCTGGGTCAAGCTGCCTTCCTTCTTGTCGTAGGTCGCGCGCGTGCGGCTGGCGCCTTCCCAGCAATGACTCACCCCAAGCAGCCCGTAGGGCGCAAACCCGGTGTGCCGGATCGGCAGGAAGCCCTTCAGGTTGAGGCCCGTCTCGTCGAGGGCCGCGTGTCCGGCGTCTTCCGTCAGGGATTCGAGCGCCAACGCCACGTTGTCCTTGAGGAAGTAACTCACCTCCGCCCCGCCGCCGAAGCGGCCTCCCAGTGAGTTGAACTCGTGGGCGCGATACGAGGCGAAGCCCGCCACCGTCCACTGGCCGGCGGCGTATTCTACCGCCGGCGCGGATACTGCCGGAGAAAAGCCCGCCAGTAAGCCCACGAGAACCACCACGGCCGCCGCCGCGGCCTTGCGGAGTTGCTTGCCGAAGGTGATTTCCTCCTTCGAGCCGTAGGTGAAGTTCGCGCTTTCGACGGTGTGGCCCGCGTTCTTGAGAACTTGGACGAACTCCGCCGCGAGCCGGTCCGCGTCGGTCGGATTGTTTTCATTGTGATGGCAACCCATGCCTTGGATGTTGATGTTCCAGTTACCCATATCAGTTTTGTTGTTTGTGTGTTTCGCGGCACAGCCGCAGGTGCGTGTTGTTTTCCTCCAGCGCCCCCGCGCAGCGGTCGAGGACCACCGCCAGTTCCCTGGCAGTTTTGTTGTTCTCGGCGGTGATGTTGATCAGCGCGGTGCTGAATTGCTGCTGGTCCGCCCGGTGCTCCGCCATCAACTGCTCGTAACGCCCGATCAGCCAGCGGACAAAGAAGAGGATGCCGACGCCCGCCCCCAGCAGGATGAAGATGAACAGCCAGCGGTCGCTGCGTCCGGCGGCGTAGTCGGCGGCGCGGATGAGTTCGTTCATGGGTCTGGGAGAAGCGCCACGGGAGGCTGTGCCAGCAGCCCGGCGCGGAATTGTTCAGTTGGAGCCGACGCCAACGCCTGGAACGGCCCGATCCGCAACCGTTCCCGCCAGGGCGCATCCGCCCCGGCGCGACTCTCGATAATCACCAGCAGTGGCACCGCCTGACGAAGCTGCGGTGGCGCCGGGCGCGACTGCAACGCCCGCTGCACCACGTTCGAGGGGTCACTTTCGACACCCTCCGTATTGACCGAGCGCGCCTCGAAGTAGTTGACCGCGCCAGGCACGCTGTTGCTCCACGCCAGGTTCGTCGAGGCGGCGCCCGCGACGAACTGCTGCCAGGACCAGACGCCCAGCGCCGTGCCGTGGCGAATCACGTAGCCAGTGATCCCGTTGGTGTTCGGTGGAGGCGTCCATTCCAGGACCAGCACCGGGGCCGTGCGTGGCGGCGTGGCCGGGGTCGGCTGCGCCCACGCGGGCAGGCAGAAGAGCAGAAGCACAAGAGTTTTCATAAGGACAGGCCCCAGCGGCCGGACAGGTAGCTGACCGTCTGCGAGCGGTCAGTGGCCCCAAGTTCACCGGCGTAAATCAGCGCCTCGCCGAGATAACCGTCCAGGTTGAGCGTCGTATCCGCGTTATCACGCGCGCCCAGGCAAATTTGCGTGTAGCTGGCAGGATCACCCTCAGCAGCAAAGTCCTCGGTCTGGCCGGAGATTTGCAGATATTTGAAGTTCGTCACGTCATTGAAACGCGCGGACAGGATGCGGGCGACAAAAGGAGGGGAACCTTCGCCACTGTCCTGCACCAGTTCCACGGCGCCGTCCGTAAGCCACCCGTAATCCAACTGCGGGTCTGGCGCGCGGCAACGCAACTCGACGTTGGCGGGATTCAGGACAACGATCATACCCCACGTCGTCCAGGTGATCGGCTGCATCACCACATAGATCGTAACCCCGGTGGAGTCGAAGCCCGACGGGGCGGTGTCGATCAGACAAGTGTCGTTTGCCTTGGAGAATTCGAGCGCCGGCCGCCCGTTGATGCCGCTGGCGCGGTAGATGGGTTGCTTTGAGCCGGTGCCCTGCGTGACGTGATTGCCGTTGCCCGATGAATCGTCCCACTGGGAGACCGGATTTCCGTCCCCGACGGCGAGGCTTTCGGTCTTATACCATGCCACCAGGCCGGTCAGGGCCGGGAGGCTCGGCGCGCCCGCTCCCCCAACCCCCAGCGTTGTCATCAAATTACTCACGAGGGCAGCAGGGGAAAGGTTGCGCCCGTGCCGCTGTCCAGTGACAGCGCCAGGTCGTCGATGAAGGTGTCCTCAGTACCGAACACGTCATGGTTATCCTGACGGCCGAATTCCAGCGTCTCGAAGTCCGTCGGCGTGCCCATCGCGAGCGTCATCTCGGAACCGATTTGCGACCAGGTGCTCGGGTTGTAGATCCGCATCCGCCCAAACCCCGTCACCGAGGAGTAGTGGAGCGTTACCCAATACCAGGTCGAGCCGCTGATCGGCTCGATGTTCGTTTCATCGGTCCCCGTATTCGTCTCGACCGTGGCCTGATTGGGAGAGAAATCGCGGAAGTGCATCGCGGTGTAGCTGCCGCCGGTTCCGTGCAGGAGTGCCACCGTGTAGTAATTGAACGTGGCGCCAGTTGTGTGCGTGCGAAAGGCAAAGCCGCAGGATGCCTCCGCCACCGGCGAGGGAATGGTGTAGCGGGCGAACACTTGGTCTTGCGCCAGATTACTCTTCATGCTGCGCGTCGAACCCACGTCACTGCTGCCAGCACCGCCGACGTGCAATCCGCTGATAGCGATCTCCTGCGCCGTGTCGATCTTCGGCGCCACCACCGGTACGCTCCAGGTTCCGCCGATAGCGTCGAAGGAGCCATTGGCCAGGATGGTCGGAGTCACACTCGCCTCGTCGGCGCCATCCTCGAAACGGACCAGCAAATCCACCGACGTACCCAACCCGGCGCCACCCCTGTTGCCCGCGCCCGTCAATGTGAGGATGGACCCCATTGCGCGTCAGCGGTAGAACACATTCACCACCACGTCATTGGCCGCTGGCGCCGTCGTGTCGCTGTCCGCCACGAGCTGCACCGCGCCGATACCGATGCCCAGGCTGAAGGCGATGCCGGGGCCGAAATAGACGTTGGCCGCCGAACTGGCCGGCAACGCGATGGTCAACAGCGGCGTGTCCGTGCCCACCGTCGGCGCGGTCAGCTTGTTGTAGAACTTCACGAAGCGAGAGCTGGCCGCGTTGTTGGCCAGATACCACCCGAACACCGTGCCGGCCCCACCCTTGATGAGCACGCCGGTCGCGCCGAGATTGATGTTGCGGTAGGTATCGCACCCGCCGTGCGCTCGCGGCGCCACATAGACTTGGGAATTGTTCATATCATCGCATTTGCACGTTGAGGCTCCGGGTCTGGCCCTGGAGCCGTTCAATTTTGTCGAACTCACGCTGCAAGAGGCGATGGGCCTCGCGCAGCTCCTCGTTCCACTTGCTGGTCTTGCCCGTGACCTTGAGCAGATCGGCATAAGCCGCCTGCGCCACCGCGTCCTTGAGCACGTAAGGGAAATCCAGCTTCGTCCAGTAAGCCGTGTCCGTCGGGGCCTGCGTCGTGGCCGGCTGGATGCACACGTAGTATTCGCCCGTGGTCGTGTAATACACTTGGTCGCCGATGACGAAGCTGCCGCTGGCCCACACCGAACCCGTGAAGTCGTTCGGTCGAAGGCGAAACTCGACCCACACCACCGGCTCGCTGCCGCGCACCACCAGCCCGTCATAAGTCAGGTCGAAGCTCTGCGGCCCGGCGTCCTCCACAACCCACGGGTCATCGTTCCAGACCCCCTTCACTTCGCCGATGCGCGTGGCGCTGGCGCCTTGATTGCTCGTCGCGCCAGGGTCCAGATCGATGTTGCGTTCAAACGGCGTGAGCACCCCCCAATAGGTGGCGTTGGGCGGCTGCTGGTTGGTGTGCGCGGCCAGGCACTGGTAGAATCGGCCGTCCAGCGGTTGATATACCTGGTTGCCCACCACGTAAGCCGCTGCGGCCGCCCAATCGTTGGCGGCGTAGCGGCTTTCGCCCACCGCCCAATACTCCTGCGTCGTCTGGTTGCCCGCGTCCGCCGGGTTGATGCCCGCCAGCATCGTGCCGCTGCCGCTGCTGCCAGGATCTGCCGGCATGACGTAGGTGAAGGTCGTCGCCCCCGTCACCGTGGCGTTCCACGTCCCGTTGTAGCCCGAGGGGGACACGCCGCTGACGGTGATGCGCGGATCGTCGCCCGTGGTCAGGTTGTGACCCGCGCCGATGGTGGCCGTGGCCGTCGTACCGCTGCGCGTTAGGGTGGTGATGGTGAGGGGCTGGGCGCGGAGGGACTGGTAATAGCTCTGGGTTGGCCAGTAATACACCTCGACCGGCGCGGTCGCCGTGCTGGCGGCGTAAGCTGTCGTCCCATCGTACTGTGGGCGAAACGTGCGCCGCTCGACCACGGTCCATTCCGGCCAGTAGAACCGCTCGAAGAACTCGCGATACCGAGAGTTGATGAAACGGTTGAGTGAAGCGGCGTCGTCCGCCGTGGCGTTGATCTTGCCCGCGAAGAGCAGGTTGGCCTTGTCCTGGACGGTTTTATAGGTGACGGTTCGCACAGCAACTTGGTAGCAGGGGCCGGAGTCGAACCGGCGGTCTCTTCGTTATGAGCGAAGCGGGATAGCCACTTCCCCACCCTGCAAAAACGGTTCTACACGTAAACGCACACGTCGGGGTTGTCCCGCTTTAGTGAGCGCAGGTTCTTGTCGTCCCGGAAGAAGTCCGGGTCTTCCCGCAACCAGCGGAAGTAATCGCGCAAGGGCACCTCGGCCACCTTGCGGATCTCCGAGCGGTTGTTCTGCTTGAACCCGGCGTTCTTCCGCGCCACCGCCCGGTAACGAGCCGTCGTCTGCGCCTTCTCGCGGCGCAGATACTCGTTCAATTCCCCGCCCGTCTTGAGTTCCTGTTTCCACCATTGGAGGAAATCCTCCGGCTTGGTCTCGCGCGCCTTGCGCGCGATGATGTTGAAGGCGGCGCCCGTGGGGGACAAATCGACGAGCGCCGCCCCAGGGGACGGCGAGGCAGGACACGGCCCCGCCGCCCCGAATTGTTTCGCCAGCGCAGGCATGGAGCCTAGAGCACCTCGCGATTAGTGACCCATTCCCGCCAGGGAAAGAGCGCGACGTAGATCCAGATTTCGGTTCCCGCCGCCGGGACCGGCAACGCGGCGACGTTGGCCACTGCGCTGATCAGGTTGGCCGTGAGCCACTGGCTGGCGGTCGTGCTGAACAGCGGCACCGTGGCCGCCACCGCCGGGAACGCCTGGTTGGCCGTTTCCAGCGTGGACGTGGCCGCCGCCGTCTGGTCGATCAGGTTCGTCGCCGCCGTGAGCGAGTTGCCCACGCCGATGTCGATGACCGGATTATCCGCGCCGGCCGTGAAGGGCAGCTTGGTGATTTGCAGCGCCAGCGGGAACGTCACCCCGTAGATGGGCACGCCCGCCGAGTCCGTCATCTGGATCAGATTGTAAACGGTGTTGGTCGCCGCCGTGGTCGTGCGGTCCACGCCCACGCCCTCCGAGCCGGTGAAGTCGCTGCCCCAGGTCTTCGTGGTGGGACTGTAACGGTGCCGGCTGCCCAGGACGAACAGATCGGTGAAACCACCGCTGAACTGCGCTGTATTGCGAAGATTCTTGTGAATCATAAGTGTTTTCTCGTTGATGGTTGGTTCAATGCGCAGGCTTACGTGTTATAGATTTTCCCGTTGCCCTTGGGGTTGAGTCCGATCAGCGCGAACATGGCCTTGACGTAGCCGCTCATGCCGCCCGCGTTCTCGTCCTGATCCACCGAATGGAGGTTTTCCAGGAAGAGCAACTGCCAGAGGTTCATCTTGAGAATGTAACCCACCAGCGGATCGCCCAGGCCGGTCGAGGCCGAGACGTTGTTGAACTGCGTCGGCACGATGCTGGCCCGCCCGAAGGTCGAATCGAACACGGACACCGACAGGCTGACCGTGCCGTTCGCATCCTCATTGATGCGATACCGCGTATTGGCCACGCCGACGCGCGTGAAGTTGTCGATGGTCTGGACGAGCGTATCGCCCATCACGCACAGGTAATCCTGCTTGCCCCCGTGAATCTTCTGGAGGTTGCGCAGCAGACCCACGAAGATCGCCTCCGTCAAGGCCGTCACGCTGTTCACCCCTGAGACAATGGTGTTCGTCGCGTTGTCGTCCCACGAGCCAGCCGCCACCGTGCCGGGCGGGCGGAAATCCGCCGGGACCGGCTGCACCGCCTGCGCCGTGCTCTGAATCCAGGTGAACAGGCCACGGGTTTGCATGTCCGTGTCGCTGCCGCCCTGCATTTCCTGCGCGCCGCAACACACCGCTTCGATGTCGCGCTTGACCTCGCGGAGCGCCTTGGCCTTCGAGTTGCCGTATTCATTGTGGATGGCCGCCACGCCGCCGCGACGACTGACCGCCTGTTGCACGTCCGTCACGCCGAACTCGTCCTGAACGCGGTGGACATAGCTGCCGAAGCGCGTGCGCTTGGCCGCCTTGTTATTCCCCTTGCCGGCGTCCTGGCCTTCCTTGGTGCCGCTGGTGCGCGGCTTGCGCAGCGTATCGGCCAGCACTTCGATGAATGTGGCGTTGGGACCGTCTCCCTTGGTCACGGCACTGGTGAATGGAGTCTCCTCCGGTTCGAGGATCGTCAGGATGTCCCGCAGATCCTCGCGGTTGCCGCCGATGATGCTCGGCGAACTGTAACTGTCTGCTTGCATGTTTCGCTCTTTCTTAGCCTTTGGCGGCTTCGAGCCGCGCCAGGCGCTTTTGAGCGAGCAACTTCGACAAATCGCTTTCCCGTCCTCCTCCCTCCCTGAAGGCTTTCTCCGCCGCACTGACCGTCGCCGCCATCTTGCCCTCGCCCTTGGGCGCCGCGCTGGGGCTGAACGTGACCACCGGCGTTACCGGCCGCCCGGCCGCCGGCCTGGCCGCCGTCGGTTTCACCTTTTTGAGCGCCTCCCGTTCGAGCCGCGCGCCGGCCACCTGCCGCGCCACGATCAGCTCGAAGTCCGCCCGTTGGAGCACCGCCGGATTCTCGCGAATCACAGCCAGGGCCTCCTGGAATTCCGGGCTGCCCTTCTGCTCGATCCACGGGTAGAGTTTGACCGCCTCGGAATGCGCCGCGCGGCGCTTGGCGTCGAACTCGGCCCGGAGCGTTTCCAGCCGGGCCTCGCGCCGGGCGTTCAGCCGGATGGCCTGCGCCTCGCATTTGCGCCGGTAGCTGCGGACTTCCTCGCCAGTCAGCTCGAACCGCTTGCCGTCGGCCTCGGTGAAGCTGCCCCCGTCCGGGTTTTCGTCCGCCCAGGCGAGGAAGGCATCCAGTCCGTCCAGCTCACTGGCGATCTCGGCCACGCTGCGGTCCCCCTCGAAGGAGGCATCCGCCGGATGCGTTTCCTTGGGCTTGGGCAACTGGGCCTTCAACTCTTCGAGTTGCGCCTTGAGGGCGGCGATCTCCTCGCGCGCCTCGTTGCGCTGCTCCGTCACCTTGCCCACGCGCCTCTGGAGATCCCGGATGGCCCTGGGCGTCGCTTCCGCCTCGGCTTCGGTCGCTTCTTCGGTCGTTTCGGTTTCGGTCGTTCCTTCCGCCGTGGCTTCGGCCGCCAGGGCGGCGGAGTCGTCTTCAGGTTGGGAAAGAACAGGCTTCGCCTCCTCGGCCTCCGCTTGCTCGCTGCTCGTGGCCGTGGTTGCGGTGGGCGGCGTCTCAGCCGGGGCGGGTTTCGGTTTGGAAGCGGCCTTGCGGCCTTTGGCCATCCGTTCACCGAGTTGGGCGAGAGTCAGGTTTGCACTCTTCGCGCTATCCACCGTCTCCGTGGGCGTCGCAGTCGTCGGGTCCATGCAGTTTTGCGCCTTGCAAGCAGGCATCAGGGGTTGCTCTTGGGCGCAACCGCCAGGAAAGCCCATGCGCCGCGCTGGCCGCAGACGCATGGGGATGAATCGTGGAAATCCCGGCGAAATTGAAGCGGCTTGCCTGAGAATCAGGCACAGCCGACCCCACTTAGGCGAACTTGAGGCGGGTCATGCGTCCTCGCATTGCCACTGCAAGGCAGGTTTGCGTCGAGCACGGCAGGTTGTGGGTGACACCATTCATCGCAGCGCGGGCAGTTGTCACCGCCTTCGGTGAGCACGTCACG